TCCCGTCCGGGGCCGAGCCTCCCATGGGTGATCCGGTCGACCTGATCGCCATCGACGAAGACTTGAAGTTCGACCGGCACGTCGCTGAGTTCCAGGCTCGTCTGTCGGACCGCAAGGGGAAATTGATCTGGTCGTGCTGGCCGCACACTCAGAACAACGCCCTGATCCGCATGTCGGACCGTGCTGAGCAGCAGCGCACGCGGCCTAACCTTGACACAGTCGAGTTCCGCCTGACGTTTTCGGGCAACCCGCACATCGACGACGACGAGAAACGGAAGCGTCTGGAAGCCTGGAACGACGACGAGCGCCGCAGCCGCGACCTGGGCGAGTTCCTGCTGGACAGTGTGCTCATGTACCCCCAGTTCTCGGTTCACGTTCACGGTGTCCCCAAGATGCCTGGGGCACCGGAGGAGATCGAGCTGGACAGGATCTTGCGGAACCGTCAGATCCCGACCGACTGGACGCGGTACATGGTGGTCGACCCCGGCCACACGATCACGGCGGTCCTGTTTGCCGCGGTCCCGCCGCCGAGGGTCTACGGGGAGCATGTTGTCGCCTACGACGAGCTGTACCTGAAACAGTGCGACGCGGTCAAGTTCGCCAACGCGGTCGCCCCCAAAGTGCTCGGGCACTACTTCCGCGCGTTCATCATCGACGACCACGGCTCGCGGGCCACGGAGGCTGGCAGCGGCAAGACGGTTCGTCAGCAGTACACCGAGGAGCTGCGGAAACGCAACATCCGCTCTGAGACGACCGGCCACGGGTTCGCGAAGGGCTCCGACGACGTCGACGGTCGCTGCATGGAGGTCCGCCGGTGGCTCACGGCCCGCCCCGACGGCGGCACCCGTTTCCGCATCCTCACCCACTACGACGCGGAGACGGGCCGCTACTCGCCCATGCTCCCCTACATGGAGCAGGAGTTCCGCCTCTACAAGAAGCGCCTGGCCGACGACGAGGCCCGGGATGACCCGGTCAAGAAGTACGATCACCTGATGAACGCCCTGGAGTACCTCGCCGCCTACAACCCCCAGTGGCTTTTTCCCAAGCGGTACGAAACCACCGAGAATCCCGTCGTTGTCATGTTCCGGGAATGGATGGAGTCCGAGCGCAAAAGCCGTGGAGGCTCTTGCATCCATCTCGGTCCCGGAAAGACGTAACCCCCGAGGAGTGATTGTTTCATGGCAGAAAACACGAACGTCAAGACGCCTCGCCCGCCGGTCGGTCTGCCGGTCTACTACCACCCGCAGGCCAACGTCAAAGTCGCTCCCTGGGCGGCCAGGATCATCGAGGTCCCCGAGCCGTGGCGAGGGATCGTCACGCTCTCGGTCATGTCGCCCCGCGGCACGGCAGCCAACAAGCAGGGAGTCTGGCACAAGGACGACCCGGCTTTGCAGACCGTCGATCACACCGCCCGCTCCGGCCGCGGTTGCTGGAGCTTCATTCCGGGTCTGGAGATCGACCTTTCGCGCCCAAAGCCTATCGTCGCCGATAGTGCTACTGCCGCCGGGATCGTCGAGCAGGAGTCGCTGGTCGAGCAGGAGGCGCGCGTGGTCGAGCTTTACGGGAAGGGCATGAAACCGGGCAACATCGCCGCTGAGCTGGGCAAGGGATGGGATGCGGGTCGCGTCAATCGTGTCCTTGACAAGCACAAAGCGGGTTAATGAACCATGGCGGTCTACGAGAGCTTTCAACTGCCCGGTTATGTCGGCCCCCACCCGTTCCGCGAGATCTGCGAGGGGTGGATTGGGAAGATCGACCGCGCCAGGCAGGCCAAGCAGCCGTGGCAGATGATCGCCGACGAGTGCATGGCCTTCTACTCGGCGGCAACCGGCTTTCTCTGGGACCCCAAGTACCGCCACAAGTTCTGGGACACGAACACGGGCGAGGTCAACCCGAAGTTCCGACTGACGATCGCCCGTGCGTTTGAGCTGGTCGCGCTGTTCGGCCCGACGCTCTACTGGCGGAACCCGACGCGCGTCTGCACCCCGAAGCAGTTCGTTCAGGCGGGGCCGGACGTCCTTGCCCTGATGCTGGGCATCGACTGGGAAGAGGCGATGCAGTTCCAGCAGCAGGCTCAGGCTGCGATGGAGCAGGGGCAGCAGCTTGACCCCCAGAGTCTCCAGCAACTGTTCATGGTCGAGCAGATCATGACGCAGGTTCAGGCGATGGACAAGCAGGAACGGATGGAGTTCCAGGCCCGCACGATGCGGGCGAGCCTCATGGAGGCGTACCTGAACTGGACTCCCAACGAGCTGCGGTTGCACTCCGAGGCGGAGTTGGCGATCACCGAGGCCCTCGTAAAAGGCAGGGGCTGTCTCTGGACCGATCCATACACCCCCCCGGAGAGCAACCGCGTCATGGTCGGCAGTTTCCGGGATGCCCCTGAGAATCTGCTCATTGACCCCGACGCCGAGACCCTGGAAGACGCCTGGTGGATTGCCAAGCAGTGCGTCTATCCGATCTGGCAGGTGGAACGCGACTACAAGCTCCAGCCGGGCACGCTGGCCAAAAAAGGGAGCTACGAGAGCGTCAACTCCCAGGAGGAGCGGGGCAACAGCCTGGACGTCAAGGGCGCCCGGGAGCGGGGCGAGACCCAGGACCTGATTACCGTCTGGAAGATCTGGTCCCGCTGCGGCGCCGGGGCCCGGCTGACCGGCGTCGAGTCGACAGTCAAGGAGCGAGTCGACGAGGTTCTGGGCGACTACGTTCACATGGTCGTCGCCCGCGGGGTCCCCTTCCCGCTCAACATGCCCACCGATCGGATGATGAACGCTCCGGTCGAGGACGTGCAGCGGGCCCTCCGCTGGCCGATCCCCTACCACCGCGACGGCGGCAAGCGGTGGCCGGTGGCCTGCCTGGACTTCTACCGCAACCCGCGGAGCCCCTGGCCGATCGCCCCGCTGGCCCCTGGCTTGGGCGAGCTGAAGGCGGTCAACATCTTCCTCTCCCACCTGGCTAACCACATCTGGATGAGCGGGCGGACGTTCGTGGCCGTGCTGGAGAGCGCCCGGCAGTCGGTCGAGAACGTGCTGGCCAAGGGAGAAGACCTTGCCTTCATCGGTCTGGAGGACATCCACGGCGACATCAACAAGGTCGTGCAGTTCCTCCAGCACCCGCCGGTCAACGCCGACGTGTGGACGATCATCAACAGCCTCCTGGACATGTTCGACCGGCGCACGGGCCTGAGCGAGCTGATGTACGGCCTGGGGCCGAGGAACCAGGGCCAGCTCCGCTCGGCGACCGACGCCTCGATCCGCCAGAACAACCTCCAGGTACGCCCCGACTACATGGCTTCCAAGGTCGAGGAGTGGATGACCGAGACAGCCTGCCGCGAGGCCCTGGCCGTGAAGCACGAGGTTGAGGGAAAGGACGTTGTCGACGTGCTCGGCCCGGTGGGCGCCCAGCTCTGGGACCACTTCATCGTGCCGGCCGACTTCGAGCGGATTATCCGCGACATCGAGTTCCGCCTGGAAGCCAACTCGGCCAAGAAGCCCAATCGGGATCGGGACGCGGACAACCTGCAAAACTCGCTCGGCTGGATGTTCCCCTTCTTCCAGACCCACTACCAGATGACCGGCGACGCCTCGCCGGCCAAGTGGTTCATCGACCTCTGGGGCAAGACCGTCGAGATGCCCACCCAGGGGCTCCAGTTCCAGCCGCCTTCGCCCCCGCCGGGCGCCGAGGAACAGATGCAGACGCAGCAGCAGCAGGTCGAGGCCGAGCTGGCGATGGAGCAGCAGAAGACCCAGCAGCAGCTCGCCATCGAGCAGGAGAGGACCCAGGCCCAGCTCAGCATGGACCAGCAGCGGCACTCTCAGGAGATCCGCCAGGACAAGGAGATGCACGCTCAGGAGATCGCGCAGGCCAAGGATCGGCGCAAGCAGCAGGCCGCCTCCGCCAAGCAGCAACTCACCCTCGCCCAGATGAAGGCCAAGGCGCAAGCCAAGGCCGCCGCCCGACGCCCCGCTCCCGCAGGAGGAAAAGCGTGAACTACCCGATCATCAGCCAGAACCCCGAGATCCAGGCCTTCTACGAGCAGTGCCGGCGAGAGGGGACCGACCACACCCTGGCGGTCATGTTCGCTGAGCGGCGCCCGCCGGAATGCGTGACCGACCGCGAGATGATGCGAGGCCGGGGCCTCTTGAGGGACCAGTTCGTCTCGGACGAGGACTTCAACATCGTCCTCCAAGGGGCTCGGGCTAAGGGGTACGAGCCGAGCCAGAACGACACGTACCTGTCGGCAATCGCCGACGACATTGGCGACCCGGCGGCTTTCGTCCGAGACGATGCCCGCGGGCATGTGAAGCGAGTCTGCGAGGAGCGGGGATGGAACTGCGACGGCCTGGTGAAGGTCGAGCAGAAGCGAACCGGCGACCCGGCCCGCAGGAAACCACGATCCCTTTCTCAGGCTTGGAAGGAGCAACGCAATGGCGTTCACTAACTTTTTCTCCGCGGCCCTCGACACCGTCTTCGGCGATCGTTCGGTCAAGGACCAGGTGACTCAGATCCTTGACGTGTTCAAGGAAAACACGAGCATCGGCCAGTCGACCGGAACGCTGGTGGACCTGCGTATTACCGCCGGCGCCGGGGCTCCGGTGGACGGCGTGACCGGAGCCGGCACGATGGGTGTCGGCAGTTTCTACATCAACACCACCAACGGCTGCGCCTACTCGAACACGGGAACCAAGGCGAGCCCTGTCTGGTCGCAAATGACCAGCGTCGAAGGAAGCTGATGCGCGTCGCGTCTCCTGTCAAGCTCGACTGCTTCACCTACGTCACCCACGCCCGACTCACGGCGGACACCGATCGCCTCGTGTCGATGCTCCCTCCGGGCATCGACGTGGTGGTCGGGATCGCCCGGTCGGGAATGCTCCCGGCGACTCAGGTCGCCATGGCGCTGCATCGCCCCCTGTACGCGATCGCCGAGGAGCGGGTGACGCCGCTGGGCGGCGGGCATCGCATGAAGAACTATCGCAGCAACGGGAGGCATCGTATCGTCATCGTCGACGACACGACCGCCTCCGGCCAAACGATCCAGGAAGCCCTGCCGTGGGTCAGGGTGGCGTTTCCTGGGAGCGAGGTGCTTACGGCGGCGATCTACTGCATGCCGCAGTCAATCGAGCAGATCGACTTTCCGGTGGTCGAGTTGCCGCCGCCCCATTACTTGGAGTGGAATTTTTTCAACAGCGTCCTGTCACCCAAGGCAGCCTACGACCTGGACGGGATTCTCTGCCACGACGTTCCGGTGGAATGCGACGACGACGGCGAGAGGTACATCAACTACCTCCGCAACGCCCCGCCGATGCACTTGCCCCGCAAGGCGCCGATCCCGGCGATCGTCACTGCCCGGCTGGCCAAGTACGAGCAGGTGACCCGCGACTGGCTGGCGCGGTGGAAGGTCCGCTTCCACAAGCTGATCGTGGGCCCCTGGCCCTCGATGCGGGAGCGGTCGAAAGCCCAGGCGATCAGCCGCTGGAAGGCGGAGCAGTACAAGCAGCTCCAGCTCGGGCTGTTCGTGGAAAGTGACCGGCGGCAAGCGGTGGAGATCGCCCCGCTGGCCGGCAAGCCGGTGTTGTGCCCCAAGGCCGGGAGGGTGTTTTTGCCGTGAACCTCAAGATCCTCAACGACCTGTTCAAGCGAGTGTTCGTGCTCACCCTGCCTCGCTACCCCAACCGCCGTAAGCGGCTGGAGGAGCAGCTTGCCGGCGTGGACGTGGAGTGGTTCAACGGGCTCGACGCCCAGGAGTACACTCGCGAGCAATTGATCGAGATCATCCACGAGCGCGACCCGGACGTAAAAATCCCCGGCTGGGCGGGGCCCAAGGGTCTTGCCATCTGGCCGGGCCAGCAAGCGATCCTGGATCAGGTCGTCGAGACGGGCGGAATGTGCTTGGTCCTGGAGGATGACGCCTGGTTCGTGCCCGACGCGGCCGAACGCCTGGAGGAGTATTCGCATCAGTGGTTGGGAGATCCGATCTACGGCGAGGTGGACTTGTTGTTCCTGTCTCGCCCGAATCCTGCCTCGTACCCCGACATCTACTGGCAGAACAAGAGCGACCACGAA